ATATAAAATATAACGTATGGCAAAAGATAAGATAGATAATAGCGACGATCTCAGCATCGGTACTGGTTTTTATAAAGGCAATGAAAATTTGCCTAGTAAACACGCTAAATTTACATGGACGGAAGAAATGAAAGCTGAGATAAAGCTATGCATGAAAAGTATCTTACATTTTGCAGAAGAACATTTTTTTATCATTGTAGAAGAAGGTAAGCGTAAAATAGAACTTTTTAAATTTCAAAAAAATATCTTAAAGATGCTAAAGGCAAATAGATTTAATGTTATTTTATCTGCCCGTCAGATGGGTAAATCTACCGTTGTTTCTATATACTCTTTGTGGGTAGCTTGTTTTCAGGACGATAAAAATATTGTAATTATAGCTAACAAAGAAGATACAGCTGCAGAAATGTTTGAACGTATTAAAATGGCATACGAGCAATTACCTAACTGGCTTAAGCCTGGGATTAAGTCGTGGAGAAAAGACGGACTTAACCTTAATAACGGTTCTAAAATTACTATTAGTGCTACTAGCGCTTCGGCTGCTCGTGGCGGATCTGTTAACGTCTTAATTATAGATGAATTTGCTTATATTGAGCCTAATACGTTAAAAGATCTTTGGAGAAGTGCTATACCAACAATATCTTCTTTTAAGAAATCTCAAATTATTGTTATTAGTACACAAAACGGCACACAAAATAAATTCTACGATTTATACACCGCAGCTGAGAAAGGACAAAACAACTGGGCCCATACACGTGTTAGTTGGAATGAGCGACCTGATAGAGATGATCAATGGAAACAAGATCAAATTAAACTGCTAGGTTCTGCAGAACTATTTAATCAAGAATATGGCACAACGTTTGTAGATGAAAGTAAATCTATATTAGATGAAGAATTACTCGCTAAAATGCGAGCTGAGTCTAGCAATGCCATAACTATTCTTGAAGAAGGAGAATATAAAATATGGAAAACACCTGAGCCGCATAAATTATATACTATAGGGGTTGACGTCGGAGAAGGTGTAGGTAGAAATTATTCTGTTGTTCAAATATTAGACATTACAGATCTTAAAAATATTGAACAGGTGGCAGTTTATGCAAATAATACTCTCGACCCGTATCATTTTGCTACTAAATTAATTGAAATAGCTGAGCAATGGGGAAACCCACCGTTATGTGTTGAGCGAAATAATAGCGGTGGCCAGGTTATTGATGTATTAAATGAAAAACATCATTATGAATTATTAGTATCTTACACTCACAGTTCAAATTTAAAATATAACACTACAGACCGAAAAGGTATATTGTCTAATACTAACACTAAATGGCAGGGTATTAGTAATATGCGCTACTGGGTTAATAAACTTAAAGTAGTAAAAATAAATGATATAGGGACTATACAAGAATTTGAAACTTTTGTAAAGCAACCAAACGATTCATGGAGCAGTCAAAGTAGCAAAAATAATGATGATAAAGTAATGTCTTTATTATGGGCTATTTTTATATTAGACCCAAAATTAACAATTCAGTACTATGATGTTATAGAATTTGATGAGCAAGGCAGACCTATGCATATCGCAGGTATTTATGATCGTTCGTTTTTAATATCTCAGAGCTCTCTTAAGAATACTATTATAAACGACACAAAAGCTATTAATCTTAAAGAAAAAGACAGAACCCATCAATTGCATTATATTAGCCCGCAAATGATCGATAATAGCGGTCATTACGAAGAACAACAATCTCTTTTACTTTGGTTATTAAATATTTAATATGGATCAAACAATTTACAATAAAGCACGCAGAGATAAATTTTCAATAGTGTTTGACATACCAAAAGCACTAAAAGATAAAATAAAATCTCAAGCTATAGAATGCTCTACAGATTTAACTACAAGAGCGGTTGAGTCAATTCAATTTGCTATTTACGGCACCCCAGTACCTCGCATTTCAATTCGAGAAATTGATGTACCTTATGCAGGTCAAACTCACCGACATACCTCTTACACGAGACCCACATATACTCCTTTAACAATAGGTATGTCAATAGACAATAAATTTTTTAATTACTGGCTACTGTGGGCATGGCTTAATTTATGGAATGACCGAAAAAGTTCTGATTTTGACCCGAGTTTTAACGGTAATATTACAAATACAAGCGTAGAAGACTACATTACTTCTTTTACTATATACGGTCTTGATGAGTATAACAATAAAGTAATATCTTTTGCATATAAAAATGTAATTATTACAGATTTAAGCGAAATTGAATTTTCGTACAGAAATACAGAAGAAATAGGTTGTACTGCTTCTTTTGTATTTGATCAGCTGGACATTAAAATGTTAATACCTGCTTGCTAATATGGCTAATAATGCTGAAAATTACAGACAAGATTTTAATAATAATGATTATTATTATAAGGTAACACTATGGAACGGTATTGATGGTTTTACCCCTGTAGAATTACCACACCATAATATTGAGCAGCTAGTAATAGAAGATACTTTTTTTAATTGGAATGTTACAGGTCATCTTATAATAAGATCTGAGTATGATGTATTTGAAAGAAGTTTAGTTAACGCAGATGGGTTGTCTGACGCAGACACGCTACTTAAACCGCTATACACATTTCGAAATGATGGGAGAAATAAAATTAATGTAAGAATTTATCCTATGTTTGATAAAGATCAGCCAATAACAGAATCACGAGAACCAGAGACATGGGAATTAAATTTTGATTTTGTAGTATATAATGTAGAAGATATACCATCAACCGATGTTGGGAAAAAATGCAAAAAGCTATATTTTTGGGATGAAAGATATCAGCATTTTTTAGAAAGAAACATACAATGGTCAACATATTATGTAGCGGCTGAGAAGCTTAAAACTAAAAAACCACTAAGAGAACCAGTATGCAAAGTAGCAGAAGCTATAAAGCATTTAATACAAACTGCATGCGGAGAAAATGATTTAAACGCTATTAACTCAAATAGCTTACTTGTTGGAAGTCTTGAAGGAGAATCAGCAGCTTTAAAAACACCTACACTTAAAGTAGCTTCTTTCAATGACGGGGAAGACGGTGAATGGGACGATAAATGTGAAAAAAATATTATATTTTATACTTCTCCTGCTTCGTATTCTGTAATAGAAGATTTAAATTATCTTTTGCAATATTATGTAGCTAATACAGAAACTGAGGGAGAAGACGGATTAGGTAACCCAGGTATTCTTAGGCTTCACAGATACACAAAAAAATGGGAGTTAACTGGTATTAATAAAATTTTTAAAACAGCAGGCAAGGATACCCCAGGGGCTGATCTTATTGAGCATTTTTATTTGCAAGGACCGTATGATTTAAACCCTATTGACGGTGTACCTAAAACACCTATTTCAGACGGCACAAGCTTAACAAAAGATGTTCATACTCCAGCTTCTCTTGTTTTATCGTACCGGTTTGTAGGTATGGCTGCGCAAGACGATCTTAATATAACTAATAGACCTGTAATAAAATTTGAAAATTTACAAAATCATTGGGATATCTTTAGAGCTACAAATACTGCAGAAAAAATTAAAACATATTATTTAAAAGATTATCTACCGTACTTGTATACAGCAGATGAAAAAGGAGCGCTTGTGAGTTTAAATAAAGATAAATTAAACGGTCTTAATACAACACCAATGCATGTAATTACTCAAGGAAAGTCTCTGAAGGTATTAGCTCGCAATCAAATGATTGCAAACAACATTATATTAAATCAGGGATGTGAATTTACTGTACAAGGTCTTACGTGTAGAGCACCAGGCAAATTTATTTCTATTGACAGAACAGATAATTTAAGTAAAAAAGACAATGACTATGAAGATAGAATTATAGGGCAATGGCTTATTACAAAAGTAACTCATACTTTTATTCATAAATCTTTTATTTCTAGTATTGTAGGTGCAAAGATGCACAGCTTTCAAGAGCTTACTACGTTTATGCCTGACAAAGATCAATATAAAGAATAATTATGGCAGATAAAATAAAATTTAAAATTGATAATTTAACAGATAATGAATACATGGTTATGTATCCGTTTCTTTCTCGTGAAAATTTGACACGAGCACAGCAAATTAAATTTTTTAATAGTGAGCGCCCGCCTAGATTTATTAGCCGTGGCAATCCACCTAGTGGTAGCAAAGATGAGGATTTTATTACATCTACAGTAATATATGAAGATGAGTTAGCAAGATTAGTGTATGAATATAAAAAAGTACAAATACTTGCTAAATATTTGGCAAAGACAAATATTGCTCTACAAGGATATTTTAATCAAACAACTGATATATTAGGGGCAACTGTTATTAATTCTCTTGATCGTCTTATAAATTATGCTGAAGATAGTTTAAAATTAAAACTTGTTCAAGAGAATTCTAAAGATGCAATAAATGATGAAAGAACATTTATAGATAGAAGTACTTCTCCATGTCACGCATGGGCGTCTAAAA